TTCTAGAACTTGCTTCAAAGCAAAGAAGCAATGCAAAGAAGGTGGAAGTTCTTAAGACATACGAACATGAATCTTTGAAAGCAGTTTTTATTTGGAACTTTGACGAGACCGTAGTTTCTCTTATCCCAGATGGAGAAGTTCCTTATGCAAATGCTGATGAACAATCTGTATATTCTGGAACTCTTTCAGATAACCTGAGGAAAGAAGCATATGGTGGAGAATCTGCAACTGGGCAAGATCTTGACGGAAGGGGAAAAACTTCTCTGAGGAAAGAGTGGCAAAATCTTTATCACTATGTGAAAGGTGGTAATGATAGTCTTACCTCAATTCGCAGAGAAATGATGTTTATTAATCTACTTCAAGGTCTTCATCCCAAAGAAGCAGAAGTATTAATTCTTACAAAAGATAAGAAGCTTACGGATAAATATAAAATATCTTTTGAAAATGTCAAAGAGTCTTATCCCGATATTCAATGGGGTGGTCGTTCATGACAGTAGCAGTAGGAGAAAAGAAAAAAATGGCAGATAATAAATCTAATATTAACAAAGTTCTGCCTCATGAGTATGGTTGTGAAATTCTTTTTGAAAAAACTACTGTAGATAAAGTAAAAGATTCTTCGCTTCCTAATGACGCATACTTAATTTGGTATATTGTGGACGGTGAAGAGTTTGTTGATTTAACTCGTTGCCCTAAGCGAGTTAATCTTTTTGATATGTACTATGATAAGTATGGTCCCGGTGCTGTTCAAAAGATTGATTTTGGGTATGGTAGAACTAATCCAAAACTTTGGGGATATAAACAACCTGAGAAAAAGAAAAGAAAATGAGTGCAGGATTTGGTGGAGATCCAAACCAGGGAAGAACTGGAAAGGATCTAAATATCCAAATTAATTTGGATAATATTGATAACGTCATTAAACAATATAAGAAAATTAAAAAATATCAAAAATCATCTCTGTTCGCTATCAAAAAAATGGACGGCACAGAAGATATTGTGAGTTCATTGATAAAAGAAGCGGAGGAGAATCCACTGTAAAATGGGAAAGCATTATCTACTTAACTTGTATGGATGCTCGTTTGTCCTTTTGGACGACGAGCGTTGTCTTATAGACTTATTAGAAAACGCAGCGGCAGCAAGCGGAGCAACTGTGGTTCAAACGATTTCAAAAAAGTTTGAACCACAAGGAGTCACTGTAATTTGTTTGTTGTCTGAAAGTCATATTAGCATTCATACATGGCCAGAGGAAGGTAAGGCGGCAGTAGACGTTTATACTTGTGGAGATTGTAATCCAAAAATTGGTTGTGATATTATTATTGAACAGTTATATGCACAGAACCATACGTTAAGTTATATAGAACGGTAACAAAAGTTACAAAAAAACTTGCCTAGATAATCTAACAGGTCTATAATGACCTTACGTTCATCCAGGAAACTGGACGCAAGTAGGACGGCGGAACGGAACGTTCATTCGTTATTCGCAAATAGCGAACGCAAACCGCCCGAAGGAACGGGACCTAAAAATCTCATTCTGGAGGAAATCCTAATGGCTAAAGTAGTATACCGTGGCATCGAATATGATACCCAGAAGCGTCTGGAGTATCAACAGCAAATGATGCAGCAACCCCAACAGTACAACGAAACCTATCGTGGTGTTAAGTTTGTAAAGGAGGGTCATAAGTGATGAAGAAACTTAATGTACTTCAACTCATTAAAGAGCAAAAGCAAAAAGAAGAGAGGCGTCGTAAAGCATCTCTTGCTACACTGGTAGCAGCAAAATGATTTAGAGAGGGACTTGACTCCCTCTCTTTTTTTATGTATAATTACCCTCGTATAGGTTGACAACATGGATAGAGAAAAACTTAAGTTAATTGTCAGGAATCTTGAGTCTCTGGTAGATTGTTTGAAATCGGAGATTGGTTCTGATTCTGATATTAAAGAACCTACCTATGAAGAAATTAAAAACTTTTTGACTGATTACGACGAAGTATTTTATGACGAGGAAGATGAATACAATGTACGATGAATTTGAGTTTATGAAACCAGAAGTAAAACTCATAAGTGTTACACCAGACGCAGAGAAGCATATGGCTTACTGTGCTCGTGTAAGTAACCCTGCAAATCAAGAGAATGAAAAGTTCTCAGGATTGCTCAAGTATTGTATTCAACATCAACACTGGTCAATCTTTGAGCAGGCCAGCATGACTGTTGAAATTAATACAACTCGTGGTATCGCAGCACAAATTCTTCGTCATAGGTCATTTACATATCAAGAATTTTCGCAGCGTTATGCAGACACTAATCTTTTAAACAAAACGATTCCTCTTCCAGAACTTCGTCGTCAGGATGATAAGAACCGTCAGAACTCAATTGATGATATCCCTGACTATCTGCGTCTGACTCTGACAGAAGATATTCGTGTTCATTTTGAGCACTCCCTACGCCTCTACAATCGCCTTCTAGAGAAAGGTGTGGCAAAGGAGTGTGCAAGGTTTGTACTGCCCTTGGCAACCCCTACACGTCTTTATATGACCGGTTCTGTAAGGTCATGGATCCACTACATTGATTTGCGTTCTGCACACGGTACACAGAAAGAACATATGGAGATTGCTGAATTGGTACGTTGTATCTTTACTTGTCAATTCCCTGCTGTATCTGAAGCACTTGGTTGGAGTCGTGAGGGGTGCTCTGAGTGTTCTGATGCACCTTCTATCACTATTGAATAAATATCCTTACATACAATGGAGGCGTAACATTGGCAACATATCCAGTTTATAATAAAGTTACTGGTGAGCAAAAGGAAGTTGTTCTCAGTGTTCATGATTGGGACCAATGGAAAAAAGATAATCCAGATTGGGATAGGGATTGGTCAGATCCTTCAACTTGTCCAGCATCAGGAGAAGTTGGTGAGATTTATGACCGACTCATGAAATCTCACCCAGGATGGAATGATGTTCTTCATAAAGCATCAAAAGCACCAGGATCAAAAGTAAAACCAATTTAATCATTTTATGGCAAGAAGAAGAAGGGCAGAAGATCAACCAATTGGCGTTGGAATGACTGCAAAGCAAATGAAACGCAAGAAACCAATTGGTTCTGATTTGATGAGAGAGATTGAACCTCTCACTGATAATCAAAAACTTTTATACAAAGCATATGAAAAAAATCAGCACATTGTTGCTTATGGATGTGCTGGAACAGGTAAAACTTTCATCACTCTTTATAATGCTCTTCAAGATGTATTAGATGAAAGAAGTCCTTATGAAAAAATCTATATCGTAAGGTCTCTTGTTGCTACTCGTGAAATTGGTTTCCTTCCTGGAGATCATGAGGATAAGTCTTCACTTTACCAGATTCCATATAAGAATATGGTAAAGTATATGTTCCAAATGCCAGACGATGCTTCTTTTGAAATGCTCTATGGTAATCTTAAAACTCAAGGAACAATTAGTTTTTGGAGTACTTCTTTTATTCGAGGAACCACTCTCGATAATGCTATTATTATCGTAGATGAATTTCAGAACTTGAACTTTCACGAACTTGATAGTATAATTACACGAGTTGGTGAAAATAGTAAGATTATGTTCTGTGGCGATGCTACTCAAAGTGATCTTATCAAAACCAATGAAAAAAATGGTATTGTAGACTTTATGAAAATCCTTCGTGCTATGCCATCGATTGATATTATTGAATTTGAAGTTGATGACATTGTTCGCTCTGGATTCGTGAAGGAATATATTCTTGCTAAAATGGAAGTTGGTGTATGAGTTTTATTCATCATAATTACTTAGGTGATCTTGAGTTAGAAAAAAAAGAAACAAATGGCATCCGTTTGTACCATCTTCCTGATGGTCAATGGGTGCCTTCAATTACTTCAGTGACTTCTTTTTATAATCGACAAATTTTTGTTGAGTGGAGAAAGAGAGTTGGTGTAGAAAAAGCAAATGCTATTACTAAAAAGGCAACTGCAAGAGGCACTGATTTTCACCAAGTTTGTCAAGACTATCTTGAAAATAAAGAACTAAACTGGGATGATTATCAACCCCTGACAAAGTTCATGTTTCATCATGCAAAACCTTATCTTGATAAGATAAATAATATTCACGCGATTGAAAGAACTCTTTATTCTGAATATCTTGGACTTGCTGGACGAGTCGATTGTATTGCCGAATATGAAGGAGAGTTAGCAGTTATTGACTTTAAGACTTCGGATAAGATCAAACCAGAGGAGTGGATTGAAAATTATTTTGTTCAAGAAACTTTTTATGCAGCGGCTTACTATGAACTCACCAAAATTCCTCCCGTTAAATTGATTACCTTAATGGTAACTCCTGGGGGTGAAGTCAAAGTATTTG